TTTTAGAGGAGCGTGACACTGTCATTTTCGTGTCTAAGCTCCAATCCAAATTTGGTGAAACTTTTGTTACTAAAGATCAGCTGGTCCTTACCAGAAAAATTAGATAAGGAGGAAATTAAAAATGGCAAAGCCGGAACAGCAAAATGCCCTGGTGACTCCTGCCGGACAGATCTATCGTTTAGATGGGAAGTTGGGGCTAGAGCTTGCTTTTGAAAATCTTTTAACTGCCGCTGGTCCGCTAGACGCTACTGCAAGTGGCGTCCCTGTTGGAGGAATTTATGTAGATACCGCTACCAGCGGTATAGCAGTTTTGTTAGCTGAGTAATTAAGATTTTAATTGTACTTTAATCAAGGTAAAGGAGACGGAGTAGATGAGAGGAAGTGTGACTCAAAGTGCACACACGTTTATGAATTCATTGGGGGATGAAAACATGAACAACTTCAACCAAAAGGAGGAAGAAAAGCTATGAACCAAATTCTTAAGTCCATGACTCAGGAAGATTTCGAAGCTGCGGTTCAAGCTAAAGTGGAGACCCTTCTTTCTTCCCGAGAAGATGCTCAGGCGCGAGCCGAAGCAGAGGAGGCTCTAACAGAAGCCAAGGAAACCTTCGAAGTACTCAAAACATCCTTGGAGGCAAAAGATGTTAAGATTACTGAATATGAGGAAGCCCTTGCGAACCTAGATGTTTCCAGCCCCACAGAGGGTGAAGTAGCAGCCAACAATAGACTTGTTGAATTGGAGACTGCTCTTGAGGAAGCACGTACCCACGCAGTTGTCGCTCAAGCGGCACTTGATACTATTGCGGGGGAAGAAACTGCAGCAAGCCGAATGGCCGAACTTGATGAGGCGGACGTAACCCTCGACGCTGAGGATGCTGAAACGCAGTATGCTAAGATTAGAGACATGTCCGACGAAGAGTTCCAGGCCTATAAGAGCGAGCTAGTAGCTCTTAAAGCTAAATTTACTGTCACTGATTCAGAAGAGTCGGAAGAGGACAAAGGTTTAGATTTGGCAAATCTTGATGATTCTGAGGTTAAAGAAATAGCTGAAAGACTTGGCTGTGATCCTGAAGATGCCAAGTGCGTTGATCTTGTTCAAAAGGTAGTAGCTAAGGTGGCTGAGGTATCTCAGACACGAACTGCTTCGTCTTCGGAAGAGACCAATGATACAGGGAAGGAGGAATCACAGACGGAGGAAACTGCGTCCGATGAGACTCCCAATAAAGAAACTGCTTCAGAGAAGAAACTTTCTACTGGAGAGGCTATTGCTAAAGCCATAAATCAAGAGATTAGAGCCAATCTATCCATGAAACAAGAAATGACCCAAGCATGGGAAGACCTCTACGCTTCACGGCGTGGTGAGAAAAACTCTGAATAAGGAGGAACAGATACATGGTATTCATTCCACGCGATCCAGTTATACAGAATCAGTATTTAGTACATGATTCTACTTTAACAACTACTATGACCGCTGGAGCTTGCGTTGCGTTGTCTGGTGATCAACTCGTTCAACCCGTAAGTGGGACTAATACCGCGCCTTATGGATTCCTCATGCAGAACGTAAAGGCAGAGTCTTCTGCCCATCCTACGGGTTTCCGACTCCCTGGAGATTTAGGTAGTTCGGATGCGTTCACTGGTGATCCAGTAGGCGTGGCTCACTTGGGTATTTACGATACTACCCACTATAACACCGCCACTACATATACAGCGGGAACGAATTTGACTTGCGCGGCTATTGGAGCAGTTACTCCGACAGGCGTGAATGAGATTAATTCGACCGTGGTTGCTGTTGCACAGAATTCACTTGATGCCACGGCCGTTGCAGCTGGTCAAAATCTAAGAATTAAGCTTCTAGTATAAAACCTAAAGGAGGAAACATGTTAGATAGAGACAAACTCGCAGAACTTTTTAAAGCAACTGCGGCTATCGATACTCCTGAGGGTATGGAAGCCTATAAGGCCTTTGCACAGGCGTTGACGGTTCCTATTCTTCAGGAAATCAAAGACGCGTCCATCATGAGACAGCTTTTCGCTGTTGAAAGACTGGCCCCTGGCGCTCAGGCTGTTTACCCAGTTGCTGATGATTTCGAGATCCCAGTATTCGTACTGCCAGGTCTCGGTTATATTGCTCAGAACTTTATCGAGGGAGTGGGTGAGGAAGTATTCGTGCCGACGTTCTCAATTAGCGTGTCTGCTGATTGGAAAGTCACCTATGCGCGAGATTCCCGAATCGACATCCCGGAAAGAGCGGCCCGAAACTCCGCTCGCGCTATTGCGGACTACGAGGAAGAGTCTGGTTGGAGAGTAATTACTCCAGGTGCAACCACTGATTTTGCTGGTCAGGGTCTTCTTGGCGCCCGAAGCGCACCCATTTACGAGGTACCTGCCGCAGCTACCGGTGAGAAGTTCCTTTCCAAAGAGCTTCTAAACATAATGTTGGTAGGCTTCAAGCGCGTACGTAGGTCTTTGACCGACCTCTACATCTCGCCTGAAGATGCTGCTGATATTCGTGAGTGGACTGATACACAAATCGATCCCGTTACTCGTAGAGAGATATTTACTGCTGCGGGGTTGGGAAGAATTTGGAATATCAACCTTCACGAAGTTTTCCAACTCGGTGCTACCGGTAGATTTAATATCAACCAGAATGGTGCTACCTATGGTATTTTCCAGGTTGACGGGTCTGGTAATTTCAATGATTACACACCGACCAATGTTAATACTGTGGATGCTAATGGGGCTGTCACCTCCGCTGGTGATACTCAGATCTACGGATTTGACCTTTCGGTAAATGATGCTCTAGTGATGCCCGTTAGAAAAGAGTTTGAGGCGCATGATGATCCAACGTTGCTCCGACAGCAGAAGCAAGGCTTCTTCGGTTGGGAAGAGGTTGGGTTTGCTCAGCTCGATACTCGGATGTCCGCTATTGGAGTTATCGACCGCTCGTAAGTTTTATGCTATTCCTTTCGGAGGGAGGATTTTATCTTCCCTCCTTAAGGAGCCAGAGCAAACGGCCTGGTTTTTTAAATATAGCTAGGCCCCGGTTTGTCCTAGGTAAAAACACGGTCTCCCCGCCTTGTTACCGGGGCCTAGCACAAGGAGAATAAAATATGGCGATAAATCTTGCAAACACTCTTCCCGTAAGTGTTGTGGGGGTAGTTTCAGGAACAGTGGCTGCCGGAACCCCTACTGAAATTTTCAGTTTAGCCTCCATACAAGATGTAACTATTGTGAATGAGTCCCCCATTTCCGTTAATTTAGTAGAGGGCGCTGTGATAGCTTCCGGAGTAGATGGAATCATGTATTTTTATGATTCTACTCGGGGTAAGAATCTAAGTGTTGCACGAAGTACCCTTCAGTACGGCAGGGATACCAGCAGCCGCACTACCCCTATCATCCTTAACGTAGCTGGCGGTGTTATTGATGTCAGCTCGGTGACTTCTAATCCGTTGCCGCGCGATGCGACAATCACCGCAGTTACCGTACAATCTTCAGTTGTAGCAGTTGCCCCGGTTATGGTTACAGTGCGTCGTATAGAGGACGGGGGCGCAGTGACGGACTTGATGGATATAGAGCTACGCGTTGGAACGGTTGTTTCTACTGTGAGTGGTAGTGAAGACATAGATGTTGATGTGGGGAATGGTATCTCTTGTGTTACAAAACATGTGGGAGGAGCTGAAGTGAGCGACCCGGTGTGTAACGTAGAACTTGCTTGGAGAAATGACTAAATATGGCTCTATCTACCTTAGTTATTTGTTTTATTTTGTTGCCTATTTTAACAGAAGCACTTACAGAGTTGGTGATCAAGTCTGAAATATTTAAAGGCCCCAGAGATTGGATTAAGAGTTGGGGTTCTTGGTTTGATACCCTTTTTAGTTGTGGTTATTGCTTTTCTGTATGGGTAGCATTTGGGGTTGTTTTTATTACCCAGCTAAGTTATAATTTAACTGGGTACGTGTGGTTAGATTTTGTTATAAGTGCGTTACTCATACATAGATTATCTAATGTATTTCATAACATTATTGATAAGTGGACTGATAAACATTATGATATAAGATACATTAATTCGGAACATGGTTTCGAGGAAGAGGTTTAGATTATGAAAGGTTTTGTAAAAAACGAAGGTAATAGGGGCTCCTTCATATTAAAAAGAGCCATAAATCCTGGATTTTCGATAACGTTTGAGGAAGCTTATGTGGTGGTGGGGAAAAAGAGTGGCAAAAAAAGAGGACCTACTTTTGTTAATTGGCTTCGGGAAAACGTATTTAAAAACGATAAGTGGGGTTTTTACAAAGAGGAAGGCGTTGCTTACTTTGACGAGCCCCTTCAAGAGGCAGTGAGTAGTTCTACTTCTGAAGGGTTTGCTAGGGGGGCGGGCAAGCCTCAAATTAGAAGTCCCGAAGACCCTCATAAGGTAGGCATTACGGCGGAAGACATTATAAACAATGAGATAGTTATAGCCAAGGGTTTAATCGATAAGTGTGGTGATAAGTCTGTTTTGAAAAAAGCATTAGCGGCCACCAAAATTCGCTCCAAGAAAGAAGCTCATATGCGGTATTTAATAGCCAGAATTCAACAAATATAATGAAGGAGGCTGGTTAGATAAATGTCTTCGGTTCTAAAGCCAACTATCACATCTGTAATTCAGGGGGTCTTGGCTATAGGTGTAACTAGTGTTAGTGAGGTTGAGGCTGTTTTTAATCAAGTATTGGTGTTTAGCGGCCCATCAGTTAACGGCCCCTTTACCCAACTTGATTCCGCAGCCCTAGCCGGGCTAACGTCCTATACCTATGTGGATGTAAATAGTACGGCTTCTACTTACTATAGGGTCCAATTTTATAACAGCGGGACTCTAGCAACCAGTGTATTTTCAGATGTGGCTCAGGGAACAGGTAATTTCTCAGAATACTCTGTTCCGGAATCTACCGCGACCTATCCCCCCGAAATAGCTTTGTCGGTGCAGGATCGGGAAATAGTAGAGTCTATTAGGATTACGGCGGGAGACTTGGGGATGATAGAGAGGGATTTTTATGATTCTTCCGACTCCCAGTCTCGATTTTCGTGTGCGGCCCATATTTCCTCAGATCAGTGCACTTGGGAGTTGATAGAGTATAAGGGATGGCCGCAGAGAGTAGTTTTGAATGGTGTGCAAAAAACTAACATTGCTGATCCCCAAGTACTGGGGTATAGGTATCTCACGTTTAGCGGGACAACTCCCTGTATTACGGGAACATTGGATGTTTTCTATAATAGCTTCCGATTTGCGGACCGTGAAATTCTATTGGCCTATGATAGAGCTAACAATCTTCTAGTATCGTGTGGTTTGACTGTCGCACAGATTACTACTGAGATGCTCATCATGCAGGCCGCAATATTGCTTTTAGAGGGCGAGCTGCGCGAGGCGCACCAGCAGGCGGTGTCTGTTCGGGATGGAGATACCTCTTACGATAATAGCAGAACTATCGTTTCCAGAACGGCAGACTTACAGGACCTGAAAAATAAGATAAGGGAATTGATAGAGTGTGCCAGAGTTGGTGCTTCTTACGCGTTGGAGGGGGTACGGATTGACTAATGCCTAGGCGTATGGTTCCTCGTAAAGTATTAACCCATCATAAGAAACTTGTCCAGCAGTTGGTGCTAGATTTGTCGCAAGATCTTACTATAGTCCAAGAGAGCCCCCTATTTGTAGATTGCCCTAATTGTATTTGGGATTCTATAAACAAGAAATCCTCTAATATTTTTGATGCTTCTTTTACGGTTCCCACCACCGTATTTGCTGCTACGGACCAGTCCAGAGCCATTTCGCCCGTTTCTTTCACACTAGGTCGTTGCCCGGTGTGTATAGGGGAGGGTCAGTTATTTACTAATAAGGAAGTTTGTATTTCAGCCATGGTAAACTTTCTTAGTCCTTCCGATGATCGCGGCGGCGGTTTTATTCAATTGGCAGCAGGGAAGGAGGGCAAGAACACCCTTCTAATTAAAACTTTAGCTTGCCATTATGAGCTACTATTGAATAATAGTATTTTTATGGTTCAGGGGGGTGTTAAGTGTGAGAAGTTTTCGCCGCCCATTGTTAGAGGTTTGGGTGGGGAGGACGCTGTTACAGAGTGTTGGTTGCAAACTACCGAAACCAAGCAGCGTACGACAGATAGGTTTAGAACTACTACAGATCCTAGGGAGTCGGATCCGAGAAGGAGGATAAAGGGCCCCTCCGATCTAGCGATTTTAAGAGGTAGCCAGGTTGGCAGGTCCAGTTAATGTCCCCGTTGCGGGTAAAAG